TTAAATATCTGTTTTGCCATAATTAAAAGTTACTTCTGAAATTTCTGTTGTGTCTGTTTGCTCAGATTTAATTGTCTTGCTAAATCTGAATATTCCGTCAATAAATGATAATGTTACTTGCTCATTTTCATTTTCGGAGTTGGTAATTGTAAGGCAATCTTTTTTTAGAATTTGCCTCAATTGTTTAAGTTGCTTTTTAAGCTTCTTAATTTTCTTTTTGCTTGACATATTTAAAATTCTAATTGACTGTATATTTCGTATCCATCCAGTAAATTATCGTCACCTCCTACATAAATACCCTCTATTTTTGTATTTTCGACAATCCCGATACAATAATCCCCGACTTCTTTTATTTCATTATTTTCATTTCCAGGTGCTTTAAAAACAACCATTTCGTCTGACGGAATTATTCTAGCTTTTTTTATTGCTTCCGGATGTGCATCTGCGGCTTCTAAATGATTATCAAAAGCTTCTTTATCGGCTTTTTCACTCAATAGTTCCGTAAATCCCTCAATAGATGCAGGGGGTATCAAATCATATTTATGAAAATAGGAATCCTGCCACGCCCAAAACTGTTCCTGGGGAGGTTTTAGACCGTTTAAAAACCAGTTTTTTAATATATTTTTTTCTGTAATTGCCATAATTATTTTTTTTCAAATTGCGATAGAATTGATTTCACTTACTGACCTGCTCTCGCTATTGGATGGCTTTTTTTTATTCCTGCCTCCACTGGAAAATCTTTTACTTTTCTTCTTTCGAAAACAAAGGCGTAACGCTTGGCAGTACGGCCGATAATACTAACCCAGCCAGTTTAATTCTGTTAATTGTTATTAATGAGAACCCTACACCTTGTAAAAGGTCAAGTTTTGTGTCAATAAAGCCTGTTAAGACAATTAAAATACTTGCGATTACGGCGATTTTTTGTTTGTTCATATTTATTAAATTATTTAAAATTAATTATAGACAATTATCTCTACAGGCATCTTATTCAAATAGCTGTCTGTCCCTCCAGGTACATCTTTATCCACAGAACCAACAAAAAAAGAATTTGTGAATGCTTTTGCAACGCAATAGAAGTTGCTTATAGTTCTGCCGACAGTTATGAAGGTTTTATTTTGCTCAGAAGTTGCACCAACCAAGTCACCAATATATATTCCTGCCCCATCCCTGCTCCAAACAACATCACCTCCTAAAGTATTTTCTAAAACAATTGCTGTTGGTGCATTCGTACCATTTTGAGTTAGAAGAGCTCTGTAAACTCTGTATGGAGGCATGTAGTTTATAATATAAGGATCGGGTGTAGTTCCAGTTCCTGTAATCGAAATGTTTGCGCCGGCAATTATATTTGTTTGACTTTCTGAACCTGAAGAGCCACCACTAATTATACGCCAATCAATTCCATTGAAAAAAACAGGAACCTTTACAGCTCCTTCGCCAACTGGAATTTGTCCATTTTCAGGGTCAAGAGCATCAATTACAGTGGCATATGCAGAAGAAGATGGAATAGGTAATCCACTAACATTGAATTCTCCTAATTGAGAATACCCCCCAATAATTAACCTTGAAGAAAATAACCCAATATCATTACCAGAAGCACTAAAATACATTGGTTGTGAGTTGGATGAATTTAAATAAACTGCCCCGCTGTCTGCTAAACTGAAATTAGAGCTACTTGTAGTATTCATACTTACTCTGGGAGAGATGGAGTATATTTGATTATCAGATTCCATACTTAATATTCCGCCTGATTTTAGCTGGCAATATCCTCCAGTATTAAAATATAGAGGCGAATTATCATTGATATTCCCTACATTTATTCCTGAATATGGACTTCTAATATCAACATATCCTCCTGTAGATGATATATCAACTCCTCCAGAAGTGGATGTCATCGATACTCTTCCACTTTCATCATTAGTAGTAATTTTATTAGACTGGCCATTTCCAAACATTTCAACTTTTGGAGCAATCATGTCGACATATGCACTTTGTGAACGTAATTCTAATCCTGCTACACCTTGAATCTCTGTTTTTGTTGTACTATAAATGTTCAGAGGATTAGAACTGTAATTATTAATATTTAACCCTTGATTTGAATGTAATTTTACTACTCCAGAATTTGGCATTTCTAATTGCGCCCCCATGCTACCTGTTACGTTAACACCTGCAGAATTTCCTTGAATTTGTATAGGATTAGAATTTCCCCTATTTTGAATTACTATACCATTTGGGGATACCGCTAATTGACCATAAGCATTATTAGAAATCTCAGCACCAAATTCACTTAATGAAACAGAACCATTTGAACCTGAAACTACAAAGTTAGATATACCTGTTGCGGTTGAACCATTAGCTAAAGTTTGGGGTAAATCCTGAGAACCACCGCCACCAAACTCACTACGAGGAACGTATTTTATAATTTTATCAGTTCCACGAACTAAAACACTATCGGCTTTTGTAGTACTAGCCGGCACCGAATTTAATTCTAACGGCTTAGCAAAATAAGTCGTCGAAATTGTCTGAGCCGATAAATTGAATGTGACGGCGAGCACTAAAAATAAAAGTAGTTTTTTCATATTTTTTTGTCAATTAGTATTGTTTTGAGAGTTTGATTTGTAATCTTTTCAATTTTGAAATCTCCATTTTTCAAACTGATTAGCGCTTTCAACAGATGTAGGCAGTATCAAATTATATTTATGAAATATGACTTAATACTGCCGCGCCCAGAACTGTTCTTGCAAAGATTTTAAACCTTTAAAACCAGTTTTTTTATATATTTTTTCTGTGTTTGTTTTTAGATTGCGATAGAATTGATTTCACTCACTGATCTCTTTTCGCTATTATTACATCTTACGATTATAGTCTCAGTACCTACACGATATTTGCACCACAAAGTATCATCAACATTAACATTGTCTGTAGATGCTATTAATTTGCCGGATTTTTTGGAATCTTTAAATTACTTTTCTGTCTTAGAAAGTAAAGGCGTAATACCTGGCAATAATGCTGACAACAACAAACCTCCCAATTTGATTCTGTTGATTGTGATTAAAGAGAAACCAACCTCTTGTAAAAGCTCAAATTTTGTATCAATAAAGCCTGTCAAGACGATTAAAATACTTACGATTACAGCGATTTTTTGTTTATTCATATTTATTAAGTATTTGATTATGGATTACAAAAATTAGTGAGCAACCCATTCTGTGCCGTTAAAGAAAACAGGACAAATAATATTTCCACCACCAACAATTGGAGTCAGGTATGCAGGAGATGTTGCATCCAATACTGTTGCATAAGCAGTATTAGATGGAGTTGGTAAATTTTCGAAAATAAACTCACCTAATGATGCTATTCCTGTTATTAAGGTTTTATCAGATTGGATAATTAAAGGGCTTGTATTACCTCTGTTTTGTAATTGTACACCACTTGGATTCATTGATAAGCCTCCATAACTTCCTGCATTTAAATCAATTCCACCATAAGTATTTTGTATATAAAAAGGAGAAGAGGATACCGCCGTAAGAGTTGAATATTGTTTGCCTAAATTCAATCTACCGTTACCACCGCCTTCAAAATTTATATACCCTGTATCTGAGTTATTATTAGAACTTATATACATGCCATTACTATCACCAAAATAAAACCCATTACTGTGAGAATAAATTAGACCAGTTCTAATATCTGCATTTTGAATAGCAGAGTAATCATTATAAAATTCAATTACTTGAGAAATTTTAGGTATTCCCACAAAATTAGTAGTACTTTGATTTATTTCTCCATTAAAAGTTACCTTGGGAGCCCATAAGGTTAGACCCGAATTATCTATATTAATAACTCCGTTACTTCCAGTTATACTTAGGTTGTCAATATTACTTGCAGCAGAGCCTTCATCTAATAACTCTTGTAAATTTTGAGAACTACCACCGTCTGTAGAAATTTCTATATTTCCAGTAGAGTCTGCTCTATTTCCATTTATAGAAGTTATTAAATAATAGTCATTATCGCTAATTGGTGCGGGAAAATGCATATTACTATTGGATACTGGTGTATCTATAGTTACTTTAGTTCTAAAAGCAGAATTATCAGCACGCTGTTCCAAACTAAGTATACCTTCGTCAAAGGATATAAATGAACTCTTCGTATCATAACCACTACCAAAATATGAGTTACCCTTACTCATTCCAAACTCACCATATCTTTGACTGTCGTATGATCCTGCCCAGAAATCTATATAATTATTATCTTCTCCAAATATTTCTACATAATTACAATCAGATCCTTCGCACCATTCAGCGTAAGCATCTTTATTTAGAACATCTTGCAAGGTAGACGAACCACCAAACTCACTTCTTGGCACAAATTTTAAAATCTTATCAGCCCCACGCACGATTACACTATCAGCCTTTGAAGTACTAGCCGGAACAGAATTTAATTCTAACGGCTTAGCAAAATAAGTCGTCGAAATTGTCTGAGCCGATAAATTGAATGTGACAGCCAGCACTAAAAATAAAAGTAATTTTTTCATATTTTTTTGTCAATTAGTATTGTTTCCGGAGTTTGATTTGTCATCTTTTCAATTTTGAAATCTCCATTTTCAAACTGATTAGCGCTTTCAACAGATGTAGGCAGTATCAAATTATATTTATGAAATATGACTTAATACTGCCGCGCCCAGAACTGTTCTTACGGATGTTTTAGACCGTTAAAAACCAGTTTTTAATATATTTTTTCTGTGTTTGTTTTTAGATTGCGATAGAATTGATTTCACTCACTGATCTCTTTTCGCTATTATTACATCTTACGATTATAGTCTCAGTACCTACACGATATTTGCACCACAAAGTATCATCAACATTAACATTGTCTGTAGATGCTATTAATTTGCCGGAGGACTTTTTTTGCTTCCTGCCTCCTTAGGAATCTTTAAATTACTTTTCTGTCTTAGAAAGTAAAGGCGTAATACCTGGCAATAATGCTGACAACAACAAACCTCCCAATTTGATTCTGTTGATTGTGATTAAAGAGAAACCAACCTCTTGTAAAAGCTCAAATTTTGTATCAATAAAGCCTGTCAAGACGATTAAAACACTTACGATTACAGCGATTTTTTGTTTATTCATACTTTAAAATTAATTGATTACGGATTAAAAAAATTAGTGAGCAACCCAGGTAGTACCATTATAGATTACCGGGCAAACTGTTGTTCCTCCACCATTAACGGGTTGCAAATAAGCAGGTGAGGCAGCATCGCTAACAGTCGCATACACGAAGTAACCAGGTGAAACTGGTAAGGTATCTACTGTATACACAGGTAATTCAACAGGATTAAAGTATTTGGCTTTATTGACATGAACATCTAATGCATTGCCGTATATCTCAACCGCTTTGCCAGAGCCCGCTGATAAACTTGCTATACCGGTTGGGTCTATATGAAACTGACCTCCAGTACCCGCATTATTATCCAAATACAATCCTGCTCCTGATACATACATCGGATAAGTATTAGACCTTGCAGCCAAGCCCTGTGATTCAAGTGTAATAAATGCTCCACTTTTAAGAGATAGAGGAGAACTTACACTAGCATCACCTATTTGCACACCGGCACCCGTACTATTCTTAATAACAACGGGACCACTACTGGAATTTAATTCAATACCGCCCGATTGTGATTGTAATGAAATTTTACCGGTACTATCTGATATGTATAATTGATTTAGTGCACCACCGCTTATAAATTCAAATTGATTCGCCTTTGCATAAAGTTTACTTTGAGTTACAAGGCTTAATGTATCATTGGCTTTTAAATGAACATCGCTTTGAGATGTTATCTTTATGTTTTGAGATGCTTCTATATTAGCCGTCCCATTTTGTGATTTTAAATTAACCCCTGCCCAGCCATCAATATTGACCTTATCTCCCCAACTCTTAATATTCATTGGTAGATTACTTTGATTGTCAATGTCTAAACCAGTTACAGACCTCAATTCAACTACTCCGGTCTGTAATTTCAGATAATTTCCGTAAGCTCCTTGTACGTAAACACCCGAATTTCGACCAAGCAAATTAATAGGATATGAATTTCCCCTATTGTCAAGAACTAAACCATTTGCACCAATATTCAGGGCACCATATCCAATATTAGACATTTCAACTCCAGTATTATCTAATGAAAAACGTCCATTTGGACCATTAACGGCAAAAACATTAGATATAGCGGTAGTACCTTTGTCTAAAGTTTGTTGTAAATCCTGAGAACCCCCACCGCCTGAAAACTCACTTCTTGGCACAAATTTTAAAATCTTATCAGCTCCACGCACGATTACACTATCTGACTTTGAAGTACTTACCGGGACAGAATTTAATTCTAACGGCTTAGCAAAATAAGTCGTCGAAATTGTCTGAGCCGATAAATTGAATGTGACGGCCAGCACTAAAAATAAAAGTAATTTTTTCATATTTTTTTTGTCAATTAGTATTGTTTCCTAAGTTTGACTTGTTTGAGTATTTATTCATAAGATGATTTTAGCATTTCGTCACCACCGTTCCAGTTTCCACTAACCAAAGAACCTTCAATCCATCCCACGCAATAATCACCTATAGCTTTTACTTTTTGATCTCCTTCAGGACTTGTTTTAAATACCTGTACCTGACCATATGGAATAATTCGGCTTAATTCTATCAGCTCGTAATGCGCATTTAAATCTTCTACATGTGCATTAAAATCTTCTACATACGTATTAAAATCTTCTAGATGCGTATTAAAATTTTGTAGATGCGAGTCAAAAGCCTCCTTATCGGCTTTGCTATTCAATAATTCCGAAAGTCCTTCAATAGCTGTAGGTGGTATTACATCATACTTGTGAAAATAGGACTCCTGCCACGCCCAGAACTGTTCTTGAGGAGGTTTTAAACCGTTTAAAAACCAGTTTTTCAATATATTCTTTTCAGTAACTGCCATGATTTATTTTTTCCAGATTGCTAAATAACTCACTTCCGAAGCCGCTCTACTTTCAGAATTATTACAAATAACCGTTATACGATCAATCTTCAGGTCATAATCACACCAAAGCGTATCATCTCCATTTACATTACCAGAAAAATATATTTTATTGATGGATGGAATAAATGCCTTTAAATTGCTCATTGTATAACCTGATGGTGGAAAAATATCAGCGTAATTCTTAGAAAAATTGCCATGATCTTGTCCCTGATCTCTGTTTGTTGTAAGTATTTGCCCGTAATCGTAATGCTCCATTAGATTTTTTTGTGCTCCAGTCTCAATTGTCAACATCTTAGTATAGACAATTGCAAAAGCATTTGACAAAGCTTCAAACGAAGTCTGATCTGCTTTGCCTTCCAGGGCTTCTTCAATTTCTTTGGTTTCTTTTGGTTTTGTAAAATCAGCCCAATCGATAGAGCCTATTCCTGATCCAAATGTTACGTAACGAGTTCTAATAACTGTTTTAGATTCGTTGTTTTCAAAAACAAGGTTTTCCTTGTCTTCTTTGATAATGACTTTGCTTTGAACGATTCCGCCTTTAAAAAAGAAAACTTCACCATTTACATAAACAACACCATCATCAGCGGTTGAACCCGTAATGTTGCAACCATAAAGAATTGTTTTATCTCCGGCAATTCCTCCCAGACCATTAAAAACGGCTGAAATTTTTTGCAATTCGTCCAGTATTCGTGTGGTCATTGGAAAACCGCCTACCTGATTTACATCGAGTTTATTCATTATATTGCTATTATTTGATATGATTTTCCGGCTAAGACATAAAATTCAATCTTAGCCTCTATTTCGTTTAATTTTGTGTTTACAAGCTCTTGCGGTACATTTACTAAAAAATCTACTTTTGAACCTGAGTAATTGAAGGCCGGTTCTAACCACATTATTCCAAGATAAACAGGTCTGTTTTCGGCTTGTGTATAAATATAATCCTGTGTTTTATTGACAGTGTTCGTAATTGTTATTCTCCTATCTTCTTTGTCAAAAGCATCATTGAGAGCACCGCGCAAATAGCATTTTTGTGAATTGTATTGTAGCTTTTTCAAATTCTCTTCCCGCATTCGGGACCATTGATAATTCAGATGTTCAACAGGAGAAATCAATGCTTTTAAATACCCAAATATTACTGGCTTTCTTAGAAATGTTGGTAAAAGCAATAATATCAGTTTGTTCCAATCTACCTTATACCACATAACTCACACCTTTAAAATCGGGAACAGTAAAATAACCGCTTGCCGGAATCGTTCTCACTGTGATAGGTTCCGGATCTTTGTATTCTCCTGTATTAATATCAATTATCTGAGATTCGGCATTTACGATGTTCGGGATTCTTACACCTTCTACAGCTTTCAGCTTTGTTTCAAGATCAAAAAGAACCAACTCACCATTAAAAGGCAGTTCTTTCATATATTCTAAAATTGCGTCTTCAACAGGATAGGTACCACCACCATCAGGTAATATTCTCATTCCGTATTGATCTAAAACCAATGGATCACGGAATATTTGTAAAGTCAATAATAAAATATCCGGCTCATTGTTTACTACTATATAGTTAACACCAGCGTCTGTAATTTCATCAATATAGAAATCGAATGCTTCCTTTTGAAGTTCATCAAGTGGCTGTAAAACTCCTTCGTTTTCGGAAGCAATTTTTATCAGCAATTGACCACCATTTTTAGTAACAGCACTGTATTTTACAATTTTTGACTCTTCAATTATATCTTCACTAAAACCTGTGTTATCGTATTTATCTGTGTCAGTAATCAAATCAAAGCCATACTGAAACGCCAAAGCTTTAGAACGATACCAGGAAGGACGATGTGGGTATTTTTGTTCGATAATGTCTTCCACTTCTTTTTTGTGCGTGTCAAACAATTTTTCTAACAAAACATGAGCATAGGAAACGATAAAAATGAATAACCTGTAAATAGCGAATTTACTGGTTGAATTCAATTCAGCTAAATTTTGATCAGCCGAAACTGCATCTAGCATCTGTTTTTGTATTACTTCGATATTTCTTGCCATTATGATACTATAAAAGTTGTGTTTATTGCCATTGTACCTATACCTAATTCTGGTATAATATTGCTATCTAAGTTGGTAAAACCTGTAGCAATTATTTGTTTTTTGTTCGTGAAATATTCAACGATTTGTGTGTCCAGTAATTCACTTTCCGGAACTTCAATTATGTTACCTGGTATTGGATCATCAGTAATTGAAAAACCATTTTTAAGAGCAATATCGAATGCATAAACCGGAGTCCCTATGTTCTGAATTGCTACATCAAAAAAAGATTGATTATGTAAGATTTGCTTTTGCATTGTCTTTAAGTATTCGGTTTTCTCGCTTTAATTCGATTATTTCCTGTTGTTGTAGTTTAATCTTTCTGTCTTTTAGTTTTAGTTCCTCTTCCAGTAATGAAATTTTCCTATTCATCAGATTTTCAAATTCTATGTATCGGGTTTCATATCTGTTTTTGAGATCATCAAGAATTTCTTTATAATGTCCTGATAACCTAATATCATTTTCTATTGCAGTTGTTTCGGCATTTTCTTTTGCCTGCAATACATCAACTTGATATTTTGACCTTGTAAAAAGAAATGTAAAAAGACCGGTACCGCCAATAGCAGCCAGAATTGAAGAAATAAAAAATAAAATATCATTCATTAAACGTCATTTAAAAACTCATTAAATCTATTTTTTACAGCCGTAAACTGTGCTGCATTTACTAATGTTGTTGTATTACCTGCACCTCCTGTAGTTGTAACCAAAAAACTCATGTTCTCTACAGCGGTTAATAAATCGGAAACCAAACCTTTGAGGGTTTCATTTTCCTTTTTCAATAAAAAGCCCGCTTCAGTAATTCTAAATTGAACCGTGTTAATTTGAAGATCTAAACTTTCTATCTCTGAGTAAGATTCAACATATAATCTTTTGATATCCTCTTTAATTGGACTAACAAGAACAGAACTGCCAACAGTGGGGAACAAGAAAAATTTATTTTTATTTCCATCAATTACCGACGATAATTGAACATCTGTGTATTTTATTTGATCATCTGATACCATACAGGTCCCTTGTTCTTTATCAACCGAAATCACTTTTGCCGGAAATGTATCAACATCCCGCTGCATAAGTTTTCTAAATGCATCTTGTATCTTTTTATCCATTACAAACGCTTACCAATTGTTACTGTTCTTCTTGCCCCACCAGTTCCAAACGATGTGACTACTTTTTTAATAAAATAATCTCCTTCACGGTCAGGGTGCTCACTGTCAATAAATTTTGCTTTCATACCTCTTGTAGCAAATGGAATTAAGAAGCTTTTTACATCGCCATCAAAACCATCATACTTTAGCTTTTCAAGTTCAGCGTTTGCCATTTCTTCAAGTTTTTTCATGTCTGAAATGACAGACGTATGATACTCTCTTTGTTCACCGTCCGTATCTCCAACTTCAACACTTTGACGTTTGTTTTCTTTATCGATGTATGTATATTTAATTTTAATTCTTCTGTCTTCCTTGCTTTTAAATTCAAGGTTGTTTTCGACAACATTAAAATTTAGATTATAGACGGCAGTTTCTCCTATGTTGGTAAGTTGCTCCAAACCGCAATACAATTTACCTTCATCAGTAATAAAAGCAGACATTAAGAAATCTTTTTTAAGACTTTCTAAAACTTGCGCTCCATTAGCATTTTTTATAATCCATTTATCCATTTTAACAAGTGGAATCGGGCTTGATAATTGAACTGGAGTACCTTTTACAACTTCCTCAAGAATTTCTTTCATCGTTGTTTTCTCCCATGTTTGGGTAATACTTTTTCGTCTTAACAACCAAATTGCATCTTCACAATGTATTTCAAACGGTATCTTAGGGTTAATCTTTTTTACGTAGCCTGTAAATTCAACACCTGAATACTTACCCTCATAGCCTAATGTAATCTTTACCGGATCACCGACCTTGATTGCGTTTTCAGTATATTTTTGCTCGCCATTTTGTTTTACTTTAAATCGTGCCGGTAGTTTAATAATGGCTGTGTCTGCCATATCTTCGACCGATTTTGTAATTACAATTTCATTTACAGCATTAAATATAAAATCGCCTATTTCAACCTTTGCTTCGAGTATAAACATATTCCAACAGATTAATTTTAGTTTGGGGTTGTTGATTTCTTTTCATTTAAATCGGCAAAAAAATCAGTATCAGAAATCGCCTTAATGCTATATTTTTGTATGCCTGATTCGCCTATCATTTCATCAAACTGGATATCTTCAATTACTAAGCGTCTAATGCCGAATAGCTCAAAAAAGGCATTTTCTTCAATTTCAAGAGCATCATTTATATTAACCAGCTCATTTAATGATTTAACCTGATCTGAAGGATATATTTCAGGATCATCCTTGTCAACGCAAACCCCTTTAATTGATATCACATAATCATCAGTATTTATGTATTCCTTAACCGTTCCTTTTTTATACTTTCCAACCGTTACAGTTTTTACAATTGTTTTGGTAAGTCCTATTGAAACTAAAGGTTCATTGGGTAACACAAATATTTGTCCTTTATAAGACAACTTTAGCTGCATGAAATATTTTGCTCCTAAAAGCTGATTTGAGTTTATAGCACTCAAATCAGGCAAACCATATTTTTTTTTGTTCATTTTCCACCATTCGGGAAAATGTGGGCCGGTATAATCCAACGCAGCCCTTACAAGTACTTCTTTGATGTTAAATTGTGCCATTAGTCTGTTTGCATTTGATTTACACTGTTGACAGCTCTTAAGATCATTTCCTGAACTTTTTCGCCTAAGTTTTCGATTCCTTTTTCGGTGCTTTCAACAAAGATTTTAGTATCGTCCTGAAGCTTTTGAATATTGATTGTTAAGTGAGTCATTTTAGAACCTCCGGATACAATTGAATCAGATTGACCCTTGATATCCTCGCCTTTGATATTCTTGCTTTTGTCAGCTCCGGCAGTAAGTCCTTTTTTCTTATTTAAATAATCGTCATAAGCTCCTGTTTCACCGTCTTTTTTTGCTTTGGCATTACTAAACCTGTCTTTTAATTCCTGGAAATCTCTTTTAATTCCGTCGGTATCAACTTTAATTCCTACCTGGCTAAATTCATTTATAGCTTTGGCATAATTATCATTCTTTTTTTTGTCAAGGTCAGCAATTCCCTTTTTTCGGGCTTCCATCTCGCCATTAATCTGAGCAATCATTTTTTGATTCTCAGATGAATCACCCATACCAACAGCTTCCTTAAACTTATACCAGCCTAACTTAACCTTATCAATATTAGTCATTAAAGAATTAACCATTAGTGCAAAACTGAGTTTTGCAGCATCTGTAAAACCCTGCCACAAAAACGTAGCTCCATTAACCGTATGTTGCCAGCTTTCGCCCCAGCCGCTTGTATATTTCATGACCATTCCAATAACCATAATCAAAGCTATAATACCCAGAACCATCCACGTAGTGGGATTAACCGCCATCAAAGCGTTATAAATTGCCATCCTATTGTTCAAGAACGTCCATGCGACACTTAGTGCTATAATTCCCTCGGCAAAAGGTGCTAAAATGTTGATAATACCTGTTAAACCGGTAGTCAGCCAATCAACGCCAATCAAAACGCCAGTCATTATACTACCAAAAAAACCAAGAGCTTCACTAACATAATTTACTCCCAATGCAGACTGTATAAAACCCCTAAAAGCGGTTACAACAGGGTCTATCATTTCAAAAAGGATTGAAAACCATTCTGAAACATAAGCAAGGTTATCACCTACAAACTTCAATCCGGCAACCATAAGCGAAATAACAGATGTAAAGATTCCGCTAGCTTCTCCACCAACCTGAAGAAGAAATTTATTCCACTGTTTATCAAGAGCCTTAATCTCTTCTCCAAGTGTTGTAGATGCCGATCCTTTTTTAAATTCTTCATACGCAACCCGGGCTTCAATGACCTTCTTGGTAAATGACGAAACGGAATCAAATATGTTCCCAAAAACATCTTCAAATATTTTTGATTTCTTTGCAGTTTCAATAAGACCTTTGGCGAAAACCTTAACTTTATCATAAGCCTGACCAACTGAATTGGCAATCTGTTTTAAGCCACTACTGGCATAATCTTTTATCGTTATAATAAATTCGTAGGCTGTCATAATTATTTATGTTTGAGAATTTTGTTTCTCTTTGGTTCTTATAAAATGCAGGTTTTGAATTTCCTCACACCAGGCAGAATCGCTTAGTTTTTCGGGTTTTCTAATGTGCATGTAGTATTTTAAATAGGCATCAAACAGCCTTATGTATATGTAAGGTTCTCCTTTTTTATTAGTTTTTACTAATTCAAAAGATGAGGCGTCATTGGTGTCAATGACTGCCTCATCTAAAGCTTTTTTAGCATAGCAATTTTTTTATTTTGTAGCTTTTCGATTGCCTGATATAATGGAAATCTGATAACAGCGTTGTCTCTGTCATTGAAGACCGCATCTTTTTCAAGAACTACTACGTCAAAAAGTTTTTCCTGGGTTACAAAAGGTTTTCCGCTTGGATTTTTCTTTTCTGCCAGTTTGATATCATTACGGGTAATGCTTCTAATTTTGCATTTAACATCACCGATCGTAATAATTGAATTATTACCTTCTGTTTCGATGTCAGCTTCATCAAAATTGAAGAAATCCCTCATTTCTTTTCGGGCTGGAAAGAAATAGTCATCATTGGTTTTAATTTCGTCATCACCACCAATAAATAAAACATTGATCAATTCCTCTCCAAAGGCTAAATCACCATCGTTTGTCATGGCTGTAAAAGCTCTTTTGAAATCTTTCATTTTTGGCTCACGTAAATAGGCGGTTTTATCTTCAACTGGTAATGCGTAAACACCTCCGTATTTTTCTTTCCAGTCGTTAATTTGTTTTTCGTCTACTACTCCTTTTTTTAAATCTGCTTTGTTCATTTTTTGTTTGTTTTTAAAAAAGCCACTCTTTTAATTTAAAGAATGGCTTTTCGATTTTTTGAATGTTTCAGTTTTTATTGTTGATGTTTAATATCCAGGAAAACGATCGGTAATTCTACAAGCATATTTTGATCTCCCTGCTTCATCCCTTTTTTGTATTCTTTAACCTCGCAACTTGTTAGTACATCGGTAATCGTTGCACCTCCATCATTTGGTGAAAAACTCCAAATGATATCAAAGTTCAAAGCCAGAATATCATTGTTGGGAGCATCTTTGATCATGGCCTCAACTTCACTTTGCCACAATGTAATTTTACCTTCACAATCTTTGTTGCCTCGGGTAATCATATGACCTACAGATCCACGACCACGCAAAACTGCTTTTTCTTGTTTAACTGTGTATTCTACTTCTTCAATACCTTCGATAATTCTACCGCCTAAAGCAATAGAAATATCATTCCACGAATAATTTTTACTACTATAATCTGCCATTACTCTAATGTTGTGGTAAATCCTATGTTTACCGTTATGAAATCTGCATAACCAACTGGCAATAATTGAAGCTCAACGTTAACATTGTTGGTTACTAAAACATTTTGATTTTCATCAATAAATGCTTTAACACCTGAAAGTTTTCCAGCTTCAACCATAAGCCCGCCAATTTGACGCTCAATTGAATTTTGCCATGTTTTAATAATTGTCGGGTGGATTGTTCCGCTTGCTGTAACCGGAACCTCATCTGAAAGCTCCTGCACCAATGTAGCGTAAGCAATCAAAACAGCTTCGTCCATCACCAAACCACGAGCAAGACTATTGAAGTCATCCGTTGATTTAGTTAATGTTTTGTCTCCTGTAAAGAAGAAACCGGATTGACTTGCAAAACTTCTTAAGAAAATATAATTCTTATTGTCAATAGCATCCCAGGCAGCATCCAGAGTAAATACTGGTTCACCATTTGTAAAGTAAGCTGCAAGAGGCTCAACAGCTCCATCTTTTACACGGCTAATTTTTCGCTGTGTCGGAATACTCGCTAATCTTCCCAAAGCCAAACCAATTGATGCTTCTTTTGAACCGTCAACGTTTGCAATCAAGATTGATACTTTGTTGTAATCAGTTGTAGAATAATCCTTAAGATTTGCAACTGTACCGTCGAATTTATTTCCTGAAATTAGAATACGTACCGGAAAGTAACGGTCACTAAAATCTTCTGCTAATGCCTGAGCTTTAACAACAGATAAATGCACATCGTTATCAAGACCGTTTGTAATAGTTTCAGAAGTTCCAGACTTCTTTAAAAGCCCTAAAACCCTGATTTTCCCCTGTGCATCTGATAACAGTTTCTTTGCAAAGTTTTTAGTTAAATCGGCCTGGTCTTCTAAAGTAACTGTTGAAGCCACCAGCATAAACCAAAGTTCAGCTCCTTTTTTTGCTTCAGCATAAAAGCTCTTTATCTGGCCATATGCAAATGCATTTGTTCCAGTTTCTTCGATACCAAGATTAACAGCTTCTTCGAGTGAAAAAATTTGGTACGAATTCCCTACTGTAACTTTGTTGGCACCGGTAACCGTTGCACCGGTCAAAACAAAGCCTGGGACTTTTTGTGTGTCGGATTGTAATAACCCTAAACCATTGTTAGAGATATTAAACATTATATTTGGTAAACTCATATTATTTTAAAAAATTTAATTATTAAACAAAGTGCAAATCCAAGAATAAAGGCAATAAGCAAATTCCAAAATGTAAAACCTGATTGAATCTCTGCTTTCGATTGATCTGAAAGCTCTTTTAATCGGTATTCTTTTTCCAGCCTGGTTTTTATTTTAGCTGCTATTGCTAAACTGTCACATGTTGCTGTAACATAAATAAAGTCATGGACAACTTTTATTTTTGCAGTTGCATTCCCATTCTTTTGGGTGTATATTTTAGGTGTTTCAACCTTATTTTTAGATGTTTCAACCTCATTTGAATCAGGTTTAAACATTAAGTCTGAAATTGGTATTTTTAAACTTGTTTCTGACTTTGGAGCGTAAATAATTGTGTCTTTATAGCTCACAATATCTTCTTTTGTTGTTTCAATAATTGTATCAACTTTTTGGGTTTCCTGCCGTTTAGAACGGCAGGAGCTCAAAAAGCAAAAAACAAGTACAAAACAAATCAGTAAAAATTTAAGTTTTATGTTTTTTCTTTGCATCTCATCTGTTATAGATCTTTATATTCCTTTAAGGCATCAAAACTCGGACAAGCTTTTTTAACTTTTGGGAAATCCCTGTGTCCTTGAATTTTTGCAAGTGGAAATTTTATTTTTAATTCTTTTAGCTTTTTTAAAAGCGATGCTTTTTGCGCCGGTGTTCTGTTATCAATCGGAATGTTGTTTTCATCTACACCTCCTATATAGGAGATATTAATCGTTTCACTATTGAATCCTTGTACACCATTTGAAACCTGTTCTATTGGTAATAATTGAACAATTTCGCCATCAGGTTTAATAATAAAGTGATAGCCGGGCATTTTCCAGCCCAATTGCTTTTGCCAATAGCTTTGAATTGCGCTAATGCTCGTTTTTTGAGAAGTTGCCGTACAATGCACCGCTATATACTTCATATTTCTTGGCATAATTATTCTTGTTTTTAGCTTGGTAATCTTTTAGAATATCTGTAATTGATGCTACTTGTGTATCCGTCTATTCTCTTGATAGAACCCTGAATTTATATTCATTAACATTTTATACAAAATCTTCTGTCATCAGCAATAGTTTTATGTATTTCTGATTGTTTGATGAGGCAAAATTGAAGCGTTTTTGAAGCAAAAAAAAATAACCTGCCAATGCTTGTATGACATTAAAACAAACATTGTATCAATTTTTTACAAGCATTGGAGGATAAATTTTTAGAGCCCTATTATATATCGAATTTTGCTCCATGACAGATATACTTTTAGACACAACAGGAGATTTAGATATCCAAAACGGTGATATCGTAATCGGTTATTCTGATAACCAACACCAAGAGCATATTTTACTTGCAAACAAAGGAGAGTACAAAGAATTCCCAGAACTGGGAGTCGGCATTGACAGAATGTTAAATGAAGATGATTTTTTACCTTTTTTGATTGAAGCTAAAAAGAACCTTGAATATGACGGAATGAAAATCAATAACATCAAGTTTGAAGAAAACGGCAATCTAAATATCGATGGTTATTACAAATAAGAATAAAGGCATGCTTTTATTTGGATACGCTCTAAAGAAAGCAATACAAAACCATTGATAGATAAACCAAAAACAACACGCAGAGTATGACACCACGTAAAGAATTATTTATAAAAGTAAAAGAAGAACTCGCAAACATTCCCGAGTTAGAACTTATCGATTTACAGCGACAACAGTTTGGTAATGGAAAGGAAAATTATCCTGCTTATTACACTGCTGCATTAATTGAAATCAGGTCGATTACCTGGACTTTGATGGTCGAACAAAAGCAGGAAGGGAAATGTGTTGTTGCTGTTACTTTTTACTGCAAAGATGGCTGGATGGAACATTTTTACAGCTCAGATCCTGAAAACGCATTAATCGAAATTGACATTCTTGATAAAATCGTCGAACAATTGCAAAATTTTCAAGGTGAACAGTTCAAACCTTTGAATCATGTTAATGAAGAACCTGGAGAAAAAGGCGAAGAAATCATGAGTTACACCCTTTTATTTGAAACCTCGATTTACAGATCAGTAAATTCAAAATACACTTATATAAAAAATTTGAATGCCAGTGTAATTTTTTAGAGAAATCAGAAATGAGTCAGGGATGTTTTTAAGAATAAAAACTATAAATAAAAGGGTATTGTTTTTATAAAAAAGGAAACCTAATTGTTATAAATCAAACAGGCGTTTAGTATTGCTGCTAAACGCCTGCTTTGCCCTACCCGTAAGTCTGACTATGCAAATAAAAATTTATTATACGTTTTATAAAAATTGAAATAATGTCGGTTGTACCGGTTCTGCCGATTTAGCATTATCATTGTAGACCCCTTCGAATTTAATGATAGCCTCAATAGTTCTGTTAGATAAAAAGAACCTGTCGGCAACTTCTTCAATGATAGCATCAATACGCCACTTCGGATTTTTTACCTGTAGATCATAAAAAAGCTTTCTCACTTGGTTGTTTCTTTCGGTAAGTCTTTCATTGCGTGTCATAGTGGCAAAGATATGTAAGTTATTCCTATTTTCAAACATGATTTGAAGCCATAAAAAAACCACTTTTTACAGTGGCTTTTGGGTTTCTAACCTTTTAGTTTATGGAAATATTCTTTAAATTCTTCTATTGTTTTAAAGGTATTATTTGTAACCGTTATATAGGGTTTGCCTTTGTTAAAATAAAATTTTGCAACATCCTGACCTGTCAAAAGTGATACATCTGAATTGCCTGCAGGAGCTGTAAAGTTTTTACTTGTTTGCCAAAACTCGATAAAAAAATCAACAAGACGCTCATCTGACCCTGTAATTTTCAAAGATTTAATTGTATAAATATCGTCAACTTTTCCAATGCTGTAATTAAAAATAAGGGTTTTATATCCGGACTGCGCTAATCTGTCAGTATAAGTTATCGTGTAAGATCCGCCATCATAAAGCAATTTACTATCATCGCTTTTTGTTACCACCATATTCATTTGATAAGTAAGAAACTCACTGATATTATTTGTAATGTAATTCATGTCAAAATAAGTTATTTGACTTGTAAAAGTAGAAGCTCTATCTACAACATGCTTTGCCGGATAGTAGGGTGATACTTCCTGAGATTGTGCCGAAATTGATAAAAACAAATAAGTAAGCAATAGTAGTTTTTTCATTTTAAGAATTGAATTATTTATAAATAAAAATTAGTTGAATTATAATTACACCAATAGCATTATAATCCTGCAGCTTTGGGGTTCTTTAATTTTTCATATTTAAACCTCATTAGCTCGTTTAAAAAACAAACATATAAAAAATAAGTAATTACTGCCAAAATTATTTGATGCTTGTTCTGTGTTTTTGCATTTATGGAAGAAACTTTCTGTTCAAATCAGTTAATTTTAGCTGATTTAAAATATCAGATTGAAAACTTAACAAACAACAATTCCATTAATTTTTAAACTGTCAAGAAAAAGAAACGGCTCATTAATGAGCCGTTTCTTTTTCTTGACAGTTTAAAAATTACTGGTCCCACCACCGCTGATTTATATATACTTCAGCATAAGGAAAGGGCGAGTTTTGCTTAGTTTTTTCTTTTATAAATTCGGGGGTTTTTAAGAAGATCTTTATTTTATCAGTCTCCTTTAATTTAAGGAATCTTTCATTTGCAAGTTTCTTCTTTGAAAGTAGATTTGATGGATATAATTTCCAAAATGCAGCGAAGGATAAATCTGGCTCACCAACTTCTACAGTTGTAGTTTTATAAAGTTTCGACCAGGCTTTTATATGCTCTTCTTTCCATGGAAATTTACCATCCAGATAAAGAAATTTTTCTTGTTTTGGAGTTAGGTTTCCTTCCAGTACATTAAAGAAGATTAAAATACCGTTTAAATTGTATTTAAACTGCCATATATCGCCCGACTGCATTTTGACGGTGTAGGTTCTAACAAGGCTCATTTTTATATAATTTCTTCTAAATTGTAGTAGATCTGAATACCCATTTCTTTAGCTGTTTTAAGCTCTATTTTTGCTCCTTTGCTTTCAATATAACACGGCAGCATAAAAATAGCATCACAAGATTCTAAAGCTTGCAAACACATTTCCATAGCAGTGTGCCAATTCTCATTAACATTATTCACTACTTCTATTGGATTCACAACATCGAAACCTTTTCCTTCTAGTTCGATTTGCTTTTTTTTAAATTTATCTGTTGTTGGTTCTGGCAACTCTCCGGTTACTTTTCCGGCAATGTATATGGTTTGATTCATTATGCTAATTTTTGATTTATTAAGTCAATTGTGTTTTGAATTTGAAGCCTTATATATTTATCTTCAACATATTTAATCTGATCCAGTAATATGATTTCTAACATATCGGCTTCGTGATGTTTGAATGTTATTTTTAATTTCTTTTTACTATCAAACAAGGTGGATTGTTTTTTAAGAAATCCTGTTTTTGAATCCATTTTATTAGTAATATCTAAAGCAATTGAAAACATTGATTTCTCCCTTCTTGTTATAGGTTTGGTGCTGTAAACAGGCTGTAGGGTTGCCGCTATTATTGCAAATGTTTCTGGTAGAAGTTTTAGATCTATTTGCATTTTAGCATTCGGTTTTAGGTTCTGTTAATTCTTTTTCGCAATCACAGCAAACAATTACTGTTGTTTCGCAGCCGCATACAGCATCTAATACTTTGATTTTCTTTTCTCTGTGAGAACAATTTATTTGCTGAATATCCATTTTACTGCTTGGTTAAGTGCGTGAATAACTTTACTGGTTTCTTCGTAGTTCATTTTCTTTAATGGCTTTTTAACAGGCGATTTTGTTTTTAAAAAATGATCTAAAACGTCAAGATCTGCAACCTCTTTTCCGTTCACTTTTTTAGTCCATTGTGCTGTCCTTAGAATTGCTAAAATTGACATGTGCTGGGCATTTTTTTTGTCAAATTTTGACCATAGATCTTTTACATGTTCTTTTAAACCAAGCTGTTTTAAAATCCTATTCGCCTGGTCGAAAGTCAAATCATTTGTAGAGGTCCTTTTTTCATCTGCAGTAGCCCATTGCACCCATTCTTCCTTTGTATCTTTATTAGGTGTGTGTATGGCAATTAATCGTTTTTGGTCTGATGTTGCCATTGTAACAATTGGAGTGGTTGAAGTTTCCATAATATGACTGATTTGTGTAATAGTTAAGATTATTACTGATTATGGTAATATTGATACCGGATACAAAACGTTTGATCATATCCGGTAAACTGAACTACTTGCCGAAATTCTGTTTAAAAAGTGTTTTAATCCTAAATTGCAGCCATTCGTTAAAAGTGGCTATTTCCTTTCGGTTGGTTATGATGAGTACAATAACCAATACTATAATTGTACTAAGATTTGACTGGTTCATTGTAAAAATTGAATTTGTAATTTTTTGTAAAATCAACAGCACTTAATGAAAGCGGTACTGCTGTTTTTGTTCCGTCATCATTTATCACAGCAGCTTCACAAAACCAAACTGATTTTTTAGGTTTATAGGCTTTGGAAATTATATCAACACCATCTGTAAATTCTTCGTTATTAAAGTCTTTCGTTAATTTTTGAAGCTCTAAAACACGGTTACTTTTTAAATTACCTTTTGCATCTTTTTTCAATAAATTGAATACCATTCTTACCAATGCAGCCGTTTCTTTGTCTTTTGCTAATGATGAAATGAATTTTTCAACTTTGGCAATTCCGGCATTTACAGTATCGTCCCAGGCATCATTAATTCGATAGCCAATGGTAATCTCTCCTTTTTCATAAGAAAAAGTATGTGTCATTTGTTTCTCCTTTACACCGTATACATCAGCTTTAAGTTTTAAAACATTTTCGAAGTATTTAAAAGCTTCTGTTTTAGCTATTGAAAGAAGATCTGAAGCTTGTAACAATAGACTAACAGCTTTCGGTACTGTTTGCTCCACTATTTCCTTATAGGCTGTACGGTCTTCTTCTTTCCTTGATTCTGCTTTGGCAAGTGCAGCTCTTAACTGTTCCGGGCTATAATTAGATAAATCCAATAGGTTTAAATTTTGATTTGATAATGTTTGAGTATTCATAATGCTATATTTTTTAATGATTAATAGTATTGTCTTTTAAAGGTTTTTAGCCAGTTGGTTTGCTTGATAATAATTACACAGGTATTTATTTTATCTTCGATTTTATCCGAAACCTTATAATTTCGAACTTGCTTTTTATCAATCTCACCTTTTTTATATGAAAGGAAATCCCTTATTGCAGCTCGTTCCTGACTTATGCAAATTTTTTCACCATCTTTGAGGATCTCACGTTTTCGGTATTGGATTTCGCCTTTAATCTTTACGGGGACATCCTCAAACAAAAATGAATTTATGATGTCTAAAAAATCTAAGCGTGCTTTGGCTTCTTGTTCGCTAATGTTTGAGTTTATCATTTTTCTTTTTCTAAGAGTTTGTTAATAACATTGTTTAAATCTGATTGAATCTTTATCCTGTCTGGATGGTTAGGATTGTCGGTTAACCATTGTTCTAATTCAGCCTTTTTGTTTTTTAATTGGTTTTTAGTTCGCATAATAAGTAGGTAGTGTTTTAGTAATTTTAATTTCTTCTTTTTGTACACTTACTGAAATAGCATCTATTAAAGGTTTTGGATAAATCGTATTCATTTGATTGATAAAACCGAAATAGTGATATTCTAAACTATTGGTGTGTAGCGGCAAATGAGGCATTGCTTCAATAAACTTTGCTTCTAATTTTTCATACTCAGCATACCACCATTTAGCAATGCCATGATTGGCTAATAACTGTTGTGAATGATTTATAGTTTTGCCAAATTTTTGACACCAACACCAAAATATTTGAAATAATCTTTCATCATATTCCGCTGATGTTAACTGTAAATGATCGATAATTTTGTTTTTGTTATTCATGTTTTTTTGACGTTTAAATAATTTCTCTCCAGTATTTTGCTGCTCTCTCCGGAAAAATGGCAAAATCTTCACCACCACCGTTTAACCTTCCATCAGGGAATAACTTAAATCCCTCAACCCATAATTTCAAATCAACATCATATCTTATATCGTCTGCCAAGGCACCTTTAGGCTCTTTTCCCTTTGCCTGCGAAATCCAAACAATACCTTTTCCTTTCTTTAACATCAGTTCTTTTAGTTGATAATACTGTACTTTGTTAATCCTTGTGTATTGAACCGAATCGACAAAAAGAAAGTCTGGTGATTTTGGTTTACTCATTCTGATGATCAATTCATCAAAGGGCTCACGATCTAATAAGACAAAAGAGTTTCCGCAAGTATCCATGTGATTTCTGACAAGTGCGTTTTGAATTGTTGCAGATAATCCTTGCTCTAAAGAATCATAGGCAACTTTGCCAAAATTGGTCAGATACTTTGCGAATTTTATTGCAGCTTCTGTTTTACCCTGACCAGAACCGCCAAATATGATTGCCGAAAAAGCTTTATCGGGTGTTCCTAATGTATTTTTCCATTCGCCAGTAAATTCTAAGGGATTGAATTTTTTTGAAAGAACGTTTGATACCGAGTAGGCTCTATTGATTTTCTTTGTCATGCTTTTCTATATTTCTCAAAATAGTTACACCATCTACATTGAACTTGCGGTCTATTTGGGTTTTGGATTTTCCTGCTTGTAACAATGCAATGATTTCGGGAATGTCCTCATGTTTTAACTTCTGTTTCCAATTACCCACACCACTTGAAGCACCTTCTTTCCATTCTAAATTTGAATAATGATTGTCAGAAAGCTGATTTATTTTGCTTACTCTTTGGCCTGAATGCTCTCTCAAACCATTCCATGCCTCACAAACCAATTTTGCTACTGAATGGGCTTTATTGAGAAAATTCACCTTTAGTGTTGGGTTTTTCCTGCTTTTATCGTTTTCAAAAGGTTTTAATAAAACATCATTGTAATATATCTCTGTACCATTTTCACTGATTTTGAGATTTTCTATTATAGGGTGATAGCGAAAATCCATTATGATGATCTTTTGTGTGCATAAATCAATCTTCTAACTCGTCTAACATCGCCTTCGCAGTCTTTTGATATGGTTCGAATTATTAAAGTATCCTCTAAACCATTTGCAACACATATATTTTGAACATCGCTGTAGTTTGTGTTTTCAAGTTCAATAAATCTTAGCCCAACACGGCTGTAGATTTCCCGATACCCTTTCTTTTCTGTTGCTATACCTCTTCTAATTCTTTTTTCAAGGAAGTGTGTTGCCATAAGGACAATGCCACAATGATTTTCAAGCTCGTTATAAAGAGTAATGAAAAACAAAAGCACATTATCAGCCAGTTTATCAGCTTCATCTAAAATGATCATTGGAGATTCTAAAGATTTTAAATGCAAAACCACTTTATACATCATTTCCGGCATTGTTGAACCAGCATACTCTTTACCCATTTTTCCCAACAATTCACGCAAAAACCAGCGTTTGTCCCAATATTCGTTACAAGACAATAAAAAGGTGTTTTTATTGTCTGATTCGTATTTTTTGGCCGTTTCTGTTTTTCCCGATCCTGCTTTACCTGTGATAGCCATTACCATTGAAAACTGTTGACTTTCGCTAAAGAATTGTAACAAATCTTTCGAATTACGAGTTTCTGCATAATTCCACTCATTAGCAGAAAGGCCAACATATTTGGCAACTTTTCGCCACATTTCAGCAGCAATTAAATCCCAATTGTGATTTCTCATTTGTGATAATGTAGCAGGTGATACTCCCGGCATGTCGGCAGCAACTTTATTTGCTGAACCTTTTTGTATAATAAATTTTTCTAATACTTCTACGATTTGAATTTTGTCCTGATGTGTCATTTTTATAGGTTTAATAAGAGTTTAAATATTATTTAAAGAGTTTAAAATCTGGAATAAAAGCCGTTTGAATCAGTTGCCATTTGTTCTTCTTTTGGTAAGTGCCCCTGAAACTTAACCATCAATTGCTGTTCTTCGATTAGGCTTTCTCTGTTAATACCTGTACGCTGAATTAATCTTTCGTATGCCTCGTGATCTCGTTTTAATTCCTGATCCCGAACAGAAACATCCTGGAGTAATAATGCCTTTGAATTACCTTTCATTAGAACCGGAATTGATTCATGCATTCGTTTTGATTGCGCATAGGCTACAAATCTTTTTTCTCCTGAAGGTGTCAATTCATACAATCCGACAAACTCATCCAGTCGTTCAGGGTCATATCGAACAATTAAACTTTCCCCAACATATTTCTGTCTAAAATTCAAATCAACATTATTGGTTTCATCATACACTTCGTAGAGATAGTCTTTACCTTCAACCGTAAGAGGCATTCCGTGAGCATAGTATTTTTTAACTTTCGTTTCATCAATCCAAAACATTGAAAGCTGATCCATAATGTTGATTTCTTCACGGTGTTCAGTTTCCTGATTATACATTTCAGTTCGGCTGTATTCCCAATCTTCTTGTTTTCCTGCATTCCATTTATTAATTAATGCTGTGAATATTTTATTGAATTCGTCAACGGTTGGCAATGCATTCTTGTACTCTACAATAAAGTCAGTGTTAGGCTTATTGGTTGCTGTTCTTACTTTGATGCTTTGTTTGTCCGAAAACCACATTTTAGATATAACTTGCTGTTGTAACCTGTTAAAGATTTGTTCTGCCGGGCTTGACTTTCTGCCTGCTTTATGGCTATAATGTGCACCACCTTTCGCAGGAAGCTTATCGTATAAATTCTGCATGCGGTTCGAAGTGTGACCGGATTGTTTATCATAAGTGAACAAAAACGGACGACAACCTGATTCATTAACAGCCATTTTAATAGCTCTAAAGTGCGATGCATGATTTTCAGAATAGGCTATATCCCACCCAATAATTTTTTCGCTATACACATCAAAAACAACATTTATTTTTAATTCGGCAGCCATTCTTTGCTTGTTGTTGGCAAAATGAACCAAATCCAGTTTAGTACCGTCAATCGCCCACCATGCATTTGGAAACCATTCTGAACGTTTACGTGTAACTGTATGACCAAAATGTTTCATATACTCATCCTTGCCGTCACGAGCCAACATCCAAATACGTTTTTGCTCTGTTTTATCGAGCCATGCACCGATTGCTCTTTCTGATAAAGTTTTCCATCCTTTAGATTCGCGAACTGATTCGTAAATTTTCAAAACCTCACTAATTGTATACTTTACAGGAAGGCAATACTGCGAAAGGATAAAATCGGCTACATCCTCGACAATTTTAGAAGGATTTGAGTTTAACCATTTCCCCGAAACGATAGCCCCATAACCATCATGTTCATATTTTTGAATAGCACGTTTAAATGAAACCACGTTTTTATAACGGGTATGCATCCACGTTTCAGGCAAATTGCTAATTGCTTCTAACATTCTTTCCCACATTTGTTTTTTACCTCCAAAACGTTTTTGAACTACTACATTTGTTGCAATATGTTTGACAGCATTGAACATAATTGCCTGATGGGTGTACTCTTTCTGTTTTTCCTCAGGCAAATGCAAACCATTATCTAAAAGATAATCTCTAAAGTATTGTTCAGCTTTATGATCCCATTCCATATAATCACCAAAGACAATGTTTTTTACTGATGCGTAAGGATCAATACCTTTTTCACGAATTATCTTTTTAAAACGGTCAGGAATAGATTCATAAGCGACCAATGCCTTGCGACCATTACCACCAATGGTTACTTTTTTCATTTTTCCGGCTGAACACAAGTATTTGTAGTTCGACTCGGTCATTATTCCCTCAGAATAAAGCCATGAGCTTACTACACATAACTTGTTGTGTTGATACTCAAACATAGAATCCGAATTATTTCTTTTTTTGTAAATCCTTAACTAATTCTTCTCGGGAGGTGATTATTTTATCCAATGCCAAAAACGCTTCGATATTTCCACGTTTGAATCTTTTTTTACCCGTATCAGGAGTACAACTAAGTGCTAATCCGAGAGTTGTATAATCTCCGTATTGCAATCTTTCTTCTAATAGGCTAATTTCTTCTTGAGTTTTTTGTCCGTTTGTTAGGACATTACTATTTTTCTCCATAGTTTTGTCTTATTGTCGCGACAAAGATAGTTAAAATAATAACTAATTTACACTTAATGGATAGAATAATAACTCCAATTAAAGAAAGAATATTGCAATACGCTGAATACAAAGGACTTGTAAAGGAAAAATTTATTGAAGATTTGGGTATGACCTATGGAAATTTCAAAGGCAAGCACAAATACACTACAGTAAATTCTGATTTTTTAGATACTCTTTTGTCTACCTACCCAGATATTAATATAGAATGGGTGATTACTGGAGAAGGTGACATGGAAAAAAACACTGATCTTCATCCATCTGACACAGATTTAAATATTCAGACTAATGACACTAATTTATTTCTAAATGAAGCAAAGCTTTTCGATGATTCTCAAGAACCTGAAGTCCTATTTAATTCCAACGGAAATAAATATTATATCTATTCAGATGGCACAATTAGAATTGAGGTCATCAAAGTTCCTTTTAACGCATATGCCTCATATGTAGAATCTTACCATGACGAAGTTGTCTTAAAAGAAGAATTTTCTACAATGGCATTTAAGGTTGACCACATTGGCCGGGGCAATTATGTTGGCTTTGAATCTATTGGTGACAGCATGTGGAATAATGGCGGATTCGACACTCCCTCTGGCGCCGACATATTAGGGAGGGAAGTAGGAAAACATTTATGGTTAAACGGATTTCACAAAACACGATACGGATTTGTAATCATCTCAAAGAAAGGAATTTGGCATAAAGATATTACCGAATTAAAGGACAACGGAAAAATCACTTTATCTTCAAGAAATCCTCTTTCCAAACCTTTTGACTGCTCACTTAATGATATAATACAGATATTTCATGTGATAAAGCGATCATTTTAA